GGCTTGGGATATGGTTAAAACGGGCAAGTTGCGCGGTTACTCAATCGGAGGAACAGCAGCCCGACTCAAAGCAGATATCCCCGAGCAACAAAAAGTGGAAAACTCCGATCCGTCTGTAAACAGTGTCCATGTTGATACAATCGCTAAACCTAAACGAAGGAAAAAAATATGACGGTTTTTCTAGGCGACTATAGTATTAACGGTAAGCGCCCATCAATGGATGAGGATCTATAAAAAGCAGATTCCGTTAAACAAGGTGATATGGTTTCTTGGAAATCAGGAGATGCAACTTCACGCGGAAAAGTTGTTCGTGTTCTGTATAGTGGAACTCTTGCAGTACCAAAAACAAACTTCTCTCTTAAAGGTGAAAAAGAAAATCCCGCCGTACTCATTCAGTTGTACCGCGAAGGTAAGCCAACCGATACACAAGTTGGACACAAGATGAAAACTTTAACGAAAACAGGTGCTTAATCATGGCAGTTTTTCTTGGTGATTACGGTATTAACGGCAAGCGAGATGATCTCAATGTTTTCCGCGACAAAGACGGCAAGTACGCTGCTCTAATCCGAAAAGAAGATGAAGATAAGTGTCCAATTGCTACACAAGATGTATCAGTAAATCTTGCTAATCGCGAAAAGGCGATCAAGACAGCAGCGTATGGTCCACTTAATCCAGCCGAACCGAACACCGATTTTTGGGAAGCAAAGGCAAAGCGTTGGGATCTTCCAATTGTTCAAGCCAAAAAGTCATTGTGTGGTAATTGTGCAGCGTTTATTAAAACTCCCGAAATGTTGGAGTGTATCGAAAGTGGTCTCGGAGATAAGAATCCAACAGGTGCGATGGATAGCGTCAAAGCAGGGGATCTCGGATATTGCGAAGCGTTTGATTTCAAATGCGCCTCAGCCCGTACTTGTGACGCTTGGATCTCAGGTGGTCCAATAACAAAAGCAAAGAACATAAAAACAGGAGATGTAGTTTTGTATTCAATTCGCAAGCCCGAAGGAACGATCTACGCAACAGCATAGGTTGAACGGATCGAAACAAGCGGTAAGGTCACACTCGAAGGAACAGGGGAATCAAAGGAAGCAACTCCCGAAGATCCAGTTGCAGTTCTTCGCGTATATGCCGAAACAGAATCAGGTTTACAGGAGACCGATCGCCGTGTTGTTAAACCCGTCAGTGAACTCCGCCGAACCAACAAGAAACTTGAAAAAGCGACCGAAGATACGCTTGCGGCGAAGGTAAAAGAACATAATGAATCGGTCGGAAATGCGGCAGGTAAAAGAACGACGACTGGAACCTTGATGAATGTTTATCGCCGTGGAATCGGTGCTTACAACACAAATCCATCCTCAGTTCGCCCGAATGTTGTAGGTCCCCAACAATGGGCTATGGCTCGAGTCAATGGATTCCTGTATGGGCTAAAGAACAATAGATTCAAGAACAAGCCTTATGACACCGATTTGCTACCCGAATCCCACCCACTTCATAGGAAAGATAAGTAAACACTGGCTGCTCTAAAATGCCCTAAGTGTGGCATATATTTCAAGCGTAAGTTTGGTGGTATTCTTTTGGATGGAACAGTAGTTTGCGTTAACTGTAAGGTCAATGAACTTGGCAAGATTTTGATACAGGAAACGAAAAAGGTAGATTGATATCTCCACCTCGGAGATACCTCCCTATCTTCGAGGTGTTTCCGTGTTGCGAAGGCGTTTACTAAGCGGTTTGATGTTATTCTGTTCGACATGATGGAAAGGTTGCTCGATGCCAAAGGCTCGTAAGATGGTTTCACTTAACATCCAAGAAACAAGCGGCGTAGATCACCCAGCACATCTACAAGAGGGGTGGTTGGTCATTAAATCATCAGATTCCGATGTATCAGACCTTCTCTCAGACCTCGCAAAAAATGAAAACACTTCAAGCGATCGCTTGAACCAAGATGGGACTGAGGAGGAACCAATGCCCCAAGACGAAGCAACAGTTGAAACTACAGTTGAGACAACAGAAGCAACAGTAGTTGAAAAAGATGCACTCGCCGATGCTCAAGCAAAGATTAAAGAACTTGAGATGAAACTAGGCGAGACAATGAAAGAACTTGAAAAGACAAAGAAAATGTACGGCAACATGATGGATGAAGAAGATAAGAAAAAGTCAATGCACGACAAGGACGATAAGAAAATGAAAAAGTCCGATGACGAAGAACTTATCAAATCAGCACCAGCCGAAGTACAACTAATTGTCGCCGAAATGCGTAAGGCAGCAGACGAGGCACTTGCTCGCGCTACCGCAGCAGAAGAAGTTTTACTAAAAGAGCGTGACGAACGCGCAGATGCCGAAGCAATAACAAAGGCAAAAGCATGGGGTCACTTACCTATCGAAGCAGAGAAGATTGGTCCCGCCTTGCGTCGCTTGGCTGGTATTGATACAGATCTTGCTAAGGCAGTCGAAGATATGCTTAATGCTGTAGAGGCACAAGCAGAATCAGCAAATATCTTTGCCGAAATCGGCAAGTCAGGAACTCCAACCAACGGTTCTGCTTACGAGCAGTTATCTTCAATGGCAAAGGCTGTTTCTGATGCAAGTGGTATCACCTTTGAGCAAGCATTTACAAATGCTGTCTCTCAGAATACTGACTTGTACAGTCAATACCTCAACGAGAAAGGTGTCAAGTAATGGCATATGAAATCAGTAATTACTCAGTAAAGGTCACGCTCGTTGCGGCAGCAGATCTTTCAGCACTTCAATATACATTCGTAAAATTGGATTCCGCAGGTAAAGCAGCCGCAGCAGCAGCAGCAACCGATATTCCAATTGGCGTACTACAGAACGCTCCAACCTCAGGACAAGAAGCAGAAGTGCTTATTGTTGGAGGCACAAAGATTGTCGCTGGAGCAGCAATAAGCGAAGGCGCACTTGTAGGAACTTCATCTACAGGTAAGGCAGTTGCTTTAGTCGCTGGAACAGATACAACAAAGTATGTTGTTGGAACACTTCTAACAGAGTCAGGAGCAAGTGGTGATGTCGTAACAGCCGTCATTAACTGCGCGAATCCTGGCAGAGCAGCATAAGGAGCGAATAAACTATGCCACAGCCAAGTATTAACTCAGTCCATGTCGATGCGATATTAACAAATATCTCAATCGGCTATCTACAGAACCAAGATTCCTTCATCGCAGACAAGGTATTCCCAGTAGTACCTGTTGATAAGAAATCAGATAAGTTCTTCACATATACCAAGAACGATTGGTTCCGCGACGAGGCTCAACGCCGTGCCGATGGAACAGAATCAGCAGGTAGCGGATACAACCTTTCAACAGGTACATATTCAGCAGATGTTTTCGCCTTCCATAAGGATGTAGGCGATCAGACAGTTGCTAACGCAGATGCTCCTTTGAATCCTCTACGCGAGGCAACCGAGTTCGTAACTCGTCGCTTGCTTCTCCGCAAGGAAATCCAGTTCGTGTCAGACTTCTTCACCACAGGTGTATGGGGGACAGATGTAACTGGTGTCGCAGGAACTCCATCATCAGGTCAGACAAAGCAGTGGTCAGACTACACATCTTCAGATCCAATCAATGATATTGAAGAAGCAAAGTCAGACATTCTCGGTGCTACAGGAATGGAAGCCAATACCCTAGTTCTAGGATATGAAGTTTTCCGTCAACTAAAGAATCACCCTGATCTAGTCGATCGTATTAAGTACACATCAAGTAACACAATCACCGAAGATATGCTTGCTCGTATGTTCGATCTTGATCGTGTTCTTGTCGCTAAGGCAGTAAAGGCAACAAACAACGAAGGCGCAGCCGAGGCATATTCATTCGCTTACGGCAAAGCAGCAGCCCTTTACCATGTTGCTTCTGCTCCTGGCTTGCTAACTCCTTCTGCTGGTTACACCTTCTCATGGACAGGTGTTTCAGGCGGAATTGGTTCAACAATTGGCGTAAGTTCATTCCGTATGGAATCACTAAAGGCAGAGCGTGTTGAGGCAGAAATGTCATTCGACAATAAGGTTATCGGCGCTGATCTTGGTTATTTCTGGAATACAATCGTCGCTTAATCGGTAAAAACGAGTAGGGGGGATGGACTAGAAATCCTCCCCCCTCTTTACATAAGGAGTAAAAAATGCCACAAGTAAATAGAATTTCACGGGGAGAGATCTCCGTTGGTGGAATCGTTGGTTCAACAGGCGATGTAAATTACGGATTAGACTTTGGTACTGCTTCAGTTGACCCTGCGTCAATTGCGACAGTATCTCGAGGTTCAGTAACTTTCACCCTTACAGGTGCTAAGACAACTGACATCATTATCGTAAACCCACCATCAGACCTAAATGATGACTTGATTTTCTGTGGAGCGGCTATCTCAGCAGACGACACAGTTTCAATTTATCTTTACAATCCAACTGGTTCAGCAATCAATGACACCGCTCGCACATTTTCTTATGTGTGGATTGACATGACCTCGTAATATGAAAAAAATTGTTCTGAGACCGTTTCAAGCGGGCGATAAAATACTTCAACCTGGAACAATAGTTGAGGTAAGTAAGTGGCGTAACGTCGCAACTTTAGAACGTAACCGTTATTTATCAGATGCTCCTAAAGAAGTATCTAAAGTAACAGTTGTAAACGACAAGTAAAGGGTAGTGCCACCTACCCTTTACACCCTTAATTTTTAGGAGAACAAAATGGCTTTAACAACTGAACGTGTTTCTGTTACAACAGCAGCAACTTTATTGGCTGATGCAACATACTCTGGTCAAGATGGTGCTTCTATTGCGGTACAAAACCCTTCAAGTTCTGTAACTGTTTATCTTGGAACAGATGTTGTAACAACTGCTTCATACGGTCACGCACTT